GGTACCCTCATGTTGTGGGCTGGACTATATAAAGGATTTTTTTACATATTTTGTTTCACCAAACCAAAAACGATTTCTTTTCATCTTCATCTCAAGAAACTCATCTGCCGAATCTTCTGTTGCAATGCCAAAACGCCGTCTCACTTACGATTCCGTCAAGGACATGCCTCTCTCGAAGCTCAAGAAGGTCATGCGCCGTCGCAACAGAGCCCCCCGAAGCTACCGCAGCGGGGCAAGAGTAAAAGGCTCCATCGCCAGATACGGCGGTCGCCAAGAACTCAAATACGTTGACACTGATCTTACAGGCGGTACCGCGCTGTACGACACCACTGGCCTCGCTACTCCGGTTAATCTCCTGGCCATTGGGGATGACAACACAAGCAGGGATGGTCGCCAAGTCACTGTGAAGAGCATTCAAGTGCAAGGCTCGGTCTTCCCTGTGGATCAAGGTGCTGGTCCCACCCTTTGCCGATCAATGATTGTTTGGGACGCCATGAACAACTCGGCGTCAACAACGAGTGCGCAACTGATCGCGGCACTCCTCCAGGCTTCAACTTCGAACGCTTTCCCTTTGATCGACAACCAGCAACGCTTCACTGTGTTATGGGACTCACACAAGATGCTCGGACAAATCAGCAACACAGCAACTCAGGCTTTGAGCCCTAATCCGGGGGCTCACATTCTCAAGTACTATCGAAAGATCAGCCAGGTGACGCAGTACTCCGGGACAACTGCTGCAATTGGATCAATCCAATCAGGGGCACTCTGGTTCGTGACCCTGGGAGACAACGCCGCCGGCGTCGGTGGTCAGTTCATTGGGCGCGTCCGTGTGCGCTTCACTGACAATTAAAATAAAAACTTTGATCACGTTCCGTTACTTTTTTTTTACAATAAGTCTGATTCCTCGTTACGGTGGCTACGCTACGCTCCGCTCACCGGTATCCAACTAGAGCGGCCAATGCGGGTCCCTGGCCCGCATGGCCTGACATAGGAGTATATTAATAAGTATACATAATGCCGCGTGTATTTCCCGGGTATTTTGGTGAATACCCCTTTTCGGACGAAAAGCAACCCTATATAAAGGAAGCCGAACATAGTTTTTGTAAAATAAAAAACCAAACCTGCACAAACTGAAATTCAAATGTCTTTCCGTTTCAACGCCAGAGCCGTCTTTCTGACCTATCCGCAATGCCCTTTGCTTAAGCAACACGTGTTGACGATGTTGCGCACCAAATTGGGTGAAGATGAAGGTACACACTACCTTATCGGGCAGGAGACTCACAAGGATGGGACCCCCCACTTGCATATCTTTGTTGAAAGAGGTCATCTTATCAACACTAGAAATGCTAGATACTTTGATTTGGAAGACGCAAGCGGTATCTACCATCCTAACGTCACTGCCCCTCGTGATAGAGCCGACGTCATACGCTATATCACAAAAGAAGACACTGAACCAGTGAAATGGCCCGAAACTTGGAAGTTTGACGAACCACCAAAAAAAAGAAGTAAGTGGGAACAAGCCACCCCCCTTCTTTTGGAAGGTCAAGATGCCGCAACTCTTTTAAAGAGCATGCCGGTCTTTGTTCTTGGAAACCTGAAAAAGGTACAAGAAGCTACCGCTTTCCTTGCTAACATCAAACAACAGGCATCTTTACCACCCCTAGAAACGTTCCTGACTTGGGTGCTCCCTGCGGAGCCCGAGTACGAACGGAACATCGCTTTCAAAACCGTTTGGAACGAATTGAGAGACAACCTTGCCAGCAAGGACTTTGGGAGAAGACAACTGTACTTACATGGACCCACTGGGATCGGAAAATCAACGTTCCTGCGTCACCTTTTGATGTGCATCAGAACGTACATTCTCCCAAACGAAGACTGGTACGACCACTGGGACAACAACCTCTTCGACCTGTCGGTCATGGAAGAGTTCAAGGGTCAGAAGTCGATTCAATGGCTCAACCAGTGGCTGGATGAAGCCCACTTCTATGTCAAGAGGAAGGGGGTAGCTGGTCTTCTGAAGACGAATCCGATTCCGACCATCCTCATATCGAACTTCGATATCAACAGCTCCGACGTGTACCCGAACATGCAAGAAAGTGTCAGCATCCAAACATTGAGACGCCGACTCCGCTCCCTGCCGGTAGACTCGACTTGCATGCACTTATTGACGAAAGCTCTCCGTCAATTCCTCTCTTCGATTGGAGCTTCCTTACCCCACATTCAGGGAGATGTACCCCAAACACCCCCACTGAATGCTGCTCAGGAAATAGTCAACCCCCTGTGGCGTGGACCAGAAGTGACTACGGTACTTCCAGCGCCACCAGTTGGGGGCCAGACTGAACACACATGCTACGGGCAGAACGGTGCCCCATTCAGAGACGAATGCGGGCCCTCCACGTGCAATGCTTGGCACTAAAAATAAAAGGCAAACCCAGTTTTAGACTCTTTTATTTTCTCTCATGCCCACAGCCCATACATGAGGGTAGTAATATTA